CTTCGGCTCATACTGGGCGGCGTTCGTCGAGATCGGGCTCAAAACAAACCCGTTTGACAGCTGGTCGGATGGGGCCAAAAAGGCACAGACGGACGTATCCCGGCTTGCTGGAGAGGTTGCCCGTCTTCAGGCGGGCAAGGCCGTAGTTGGGGAAAACGGCGGCGGCGCTGCGTTTGTCGGACCGAGTGGTTCGGCCAAGTCATCCTCAAGACTTGCAGCGGCACAGCGCGAGCTCGACGCGGCGCAAAAGCGTCAAAAGTACTTTGACTCATTGATTTTCAAATCGGCCAGCGGGAATGCCAGCAAGTTGGAGTCTGATTTTTATGGTTCTGGCCGGAGCACCCCTGCCCTCGGTGATAAATCTGGGTCTGACGCTGCGGCCAAAGCGGCCAACAAAGCCCTGGCCGATGAGGCCAAGCTGCTGGCTGAGCTTTCTGGCTTGACAGGCACCTTTGCCGCCGACTGGGAATTACTGAACAAGGCGTATGCCAAGGGAAGCATCAGCCTCAAGGAGTTGACGGAGCGGCAGGAGATCCTGCTCAGCAAACAGCCGGCCATCAAGGCCGCCGCCGAGGCTGAGGCCAAGCTGGGCGAGATCCGCGCCAAGACGGCCGAGCTGAGCGACAAGTACCTCTCCAGCATGATTGCCGAGAACGACCAGCTCGCCAAAAGCAATCAGACCTTGTTCGAAGAGGTCGAGGCTATCGGCCTGAATGCCGAGGCGCTCAACATTCTGCGCCTGGCGCGGCTGGACGCCAACATTGCAGAAGAGGAGGCAAATTTAATTGCTGGGCGCAGCAATGCAATGAGTGACGAGGTAATCGCTCAAACCGAGCGGCGTATCAACCTGCTGCGCCGGGAGCGCAACCTGAAGGCCGAGGAAGGCGCCAAAGAGATCCGCGCCGGTGAAATTGAAGACAACAAAAAGCGCGCCGAAGGCATCAGCCAGAGCATCAGCGAGGGGCTGCTCGACGGATTCCGTAACGGCAAAAGCCTGAGCGACATTTTCTTGACTGAGCTGAAGGCCCAGTTTGCCAAGACTGTGCTGCAGCCGCTGATCAGCCCGATCGTGGCTGCCGGCAACGACGCGCTGGGCGGCGCGCTCAAGGGCGGTGGTGGTGGAGATATTGCCGGCATGGTCGGCGGCAATCTCGCTGGGATGTTTGGCAAATATTCGGGGTCAAGCAATATCTCTGGCGCCGCGAACTATGTCAACAGCATGGACGCCATGAGCGACGCTGCTGGCGGCGGCTTTTTGAGCGGCATCGGTAATTTCTTTTCTGGTCTCAAATTCGACGGCGGCGGCTACACCGGCAACGGCTTGCGCACCGGCGGCATGGACGGCAAGGGCGGCTTCATGGCCATGCTGCACCCGCAGGAGACGGTGGTCGACCACACCAAGGGCCAAAAGGTCGAGCGCGGCAACACGGTGATTCACTACCACTTTGAAAATGGAACCAATCGAGCCGACCTGTTTGCCGCGGTACAGCAAAGCCGCGCATTAGCAAGATTTGATCGCGCAGAGGACACTCGGCGGAGGCGATAACTCTCATCTTCCATTTTTTTGAAGGCCTTCCATGCCCGATTTAGAAAAAGCGGCTTCCGACAGAGCCCTGAATCTCGAGGGACGAGTAGCGGTCCTTGAGCAGGCCATTAAATGCGTACTTATAAATTGCGTGAACGTTGGCGATGTCCAAAATCTTGTGGACACGCTACGTGAGCTGACCCAGGCACCGGGTGGGGTTGTTTATATGCACGATTTTCCTGAACCCATGAAGCGCGGTATGAACTTCACTACCGATGTTTTAGCCCAAGCAATCGATCTCAAGCCCGCGTCGGACCAGCCAGTAAAAACCAAGGCGGGATAAAGCCCACGCGGGCCTCTCCTCTAAACGCTGACAAAAAAAACCGTCAGCCTCTTGCTCGAGACGCGCGATCTGGGCCTGGGCCGGCTACACCCGCAACGCCGCGTTTACCCCCATGTCACGACCGTCAGGTCCAGGACCGCCCATCGCGCCGCTGAGATGGGCCAGCTGCAGCCCTACATCAAGAAGGAAATCGGTGCCCTAGCCTGCAAGGGCGAAGCCATTGTGGGTGCCAGTACCCACAAGGCCGGCACGCGCGAAGCATCGGACGCACTGGCTGCGCAACTGATCCCCGGGGCGGCAAGCGGCCAGGTTGAACGCGTGGGCACCCGCTTGGGGTTGGTGGGTGCGGCTGGTGAGTTGGCCACTGATGCGGGCCTGACGGGCTGGCAAACGGGCGAGAGTGAGTGGGCCACCCGAGCCTGCTTCAATGCCTCGCCTCCAGCGCGTGGCGGCATTGGCAATGGTGAAGTGGTGGCCGTGCTGAGGGCTGTGAGTCGGTTTCTCGAAACCCACGGGGAGAACCGTTTTGCAATGTGGCACCGCGGCAGCAACGATCATGCGCCCCCGACCCTGCAACGGCCTGGCGTGCGGCGCATGTTGAACGCCGATGGAGAGCCCATCAAGACCACCGACCAGCACGAGCAAGAGGTTCGCGACAGGATGCCCGCTGCGCTGGGTGATGGCGTGAGCTTTGAATATTTCATCCTGGCGGAAACCTTCCGGTCCGATTGGTGCAAAGGCTTCGACTATCAGGCCGTGTTCCGCGTGCTGTATGGCCAGCGTGAGGCCTTGCCGGGCCGCCGATAGGCGGTGTGGTGCGGGAGCTTTTCCGCGCTGCAAATTCCCACAATGCGCAGCACCAGACACCAGCGCGAGACGGGCTGCACGTCCCCGCACCTACTCGGAATTATTTGTCCTCAGTCGTCGCACTGAATGATGGCCCACTGAGAACACGCAAACCCTTTATCCATGCGGTTGTCGCAATGCCCCCACTTGTCGCAGTCAAAATGTCGATACCCCGAAGGCCGGATCAGCCGACACTTCCCCTGCTCTGTTCGCCTGACCGCTGGAGTTGCTATGGTTGGTCCGGCTGCGATGGTCCGGTGATGGAGCCCCTGCCATGCCGGTTGTGGCCGCGTTCGCCGATCTCATGCGCGCAGCCTATGGCCGCGAGCTGGTGGATGCCCTGATGGCCGAAGCCCAGAACGCCCGCCGCGAGCACGCCGACGTGCTGGCCGCCCATGGTGCCAATGCCGCTGCGCGCTGGCACCGCGCCAATGCACACCGCTGCACCTTCTTTGCCCGGGAGGCAGGCCGCACGCTGGGCCTGCCATCGCCCCATCGAGCAGGCACGCACGCAGATGATCCGCGAGATCACCGGCGAATACGCGGTCAAGGCTGGGTTTGTGCGCGAGCGCCTGCGCATCAGCCGGGCCAGCTTCAAGCAGGGCGCCTTCAGCATTCAGGCCTCGCTGTCGGGCACCGGCAAGATCTCGGCCAACGTCATCGCCTTCAGTGCACGCCAGGTCAGCACAGGTGTGAGCGTCAAGATCAAAAAGGCAGGCGGGCGCAAGATCATCACGGGTGCATTCATCGGCAACAAGGGTCGCACCGTGTTCAAGCGTGTTGGTCCCAAGCGCCTGCCCATCAAGGCGGTCGCCACGATCAACGTGCAGCAGATGTTCAACCAGAAGCGCATCAACGCGGCCGTGGTCGCCGCGATCAAGGACCGCTTCCCCACCATCTTCGAACGCGAGGCGAAGTTCTACGTCGCCCGCTTCAACGGCAAGGCGTGACCACCATGCCCCCCCCCGTCACGGGTCCTTCCAGCGCACCGCCCCACACGGGGCGAAACGAGCGCGAAAAAGCGCTAGCTGGCCGGCTGTGGAAATGTTGACAGATAGGTTGACACATGACTAAAGGTTACACCCAGTTGACGCATGCTACTGGCCCGCCCGTCGGGTGGCGATGCAGTGCAGGCGAATGCACTTTTAGAGGCGGCGGCACTGGGCGCCAAACCATTTGGACACCCGCACGCTCCGGGTCAGCGGGTTGTTTGAGATAAGGCGGGACTCCCGCAGACCACCCTGGAAAGGTTTGCCCTCAGTTGTCGCACTGAATGAAACCCCACTGAGAACACGCAAACCCTTTATCCATGCGGTTGTCGCATTGCCCTCACTTGTCGCAGTGAAAATGTCGATACCCCGAGGCTCCCCCCAGCACCAGCCTCCGCACGAGGCGAAGGTCCGAGGGGCATTCTGTGACCTGTTGTCTGTTGTATTTGCAGCGAATCGGCAACAGGCGCGAAGCGACCTAAGAATGCGCCGGGCTGTAATTGGCTGCACCCTCTGCAAAGCTGCTCAGTCTTCGCAACCTGGGGGCACATTCGGGGGCACATTCTTGACGTGATAAGCCGCAAGCCCAATGTTTATGCGCCTCTTGGGGGTTCATGTGAACGACGCCCTTTCCGCCA